AAATAAATAATAACAGAGAAAAAAGAAAAATTATGGCAAATGCATTAGACGCAGTATTAGCTCAGTACGAGAAGAATACTTCAAAATCAAACAATGGAAAACAATCTATCTCTCAAGAAGATAGACTAAAACGTTATTTCACGACTTATTTACCAAAAGGTACAAGTTCGGGGCAAAAAAGAGTACGTATCCTACCAACACCTGACGGGTCATCACCTTTTAAAGAAGTGTGGTACCATGAAGTACAGATTGACGGTAAATGGACAAAACTATATGACCCAGGAAAGAATGACGGAGAACGTTCACCTCTTACAGAGGTTTACGAAGAACTAATCTCAACAGGTAAGGAATCTGACAAGGATTTGGCGAGACAATATCGTCCACGTAAATTCTATATCGTAAAACTTATTGATAGAGATAATGAAGACCACGGACCTAAATTTTGGAGATTTAAAGATAACTACAAACAAGAAGGTATCTTAGATAAAATCATTCCAATATGGAAAGCTAAGGGAGACGTAACCGACGCGAATGAAGGACGTGATTTAATGGTTGAATTATCAAAGGCTAAAACACCTAAAGGTATTGAGTATACGGTTGTACAGACAGTTATGTATGATGACCCATGTCCGATACACTCAGAAAAGTCTCAAATGGATGAGTGGATGACTAATGAGTTAACATGGCAAGATGTTTACGCACAGAAACCTGTGGAATACTTAGAGGCAATTGCAAGAGGTGAGACACCTGTTTGGAGTTCTGACTTAAAGAAGTATGTTTATGGTGACGACTCTTCTGAAGTGGTATTAGGGGGTTCAAATGAATCAACTAAAACCGAAGAGACAACTGACCCACAATCAAAAATGGGTGTGGATACGGACTTACCATTTTAATAACAACTAACATGATGGTGGTGACGACAGTGATGTCGTTACCACCTTTATCAAATTAAAAAAATATGGCAATAAAGAAAAAAGATTTTAGTAGTATAAAGAAGAAATTTTCTACATCCGCAAAATATAAACCGCAAAGGTTTTTTGATTTGGGTGAGGATTTCTTAGATGCGGTCGGATTACCTGGCCCCGCAATTGGTCATTTAAATATGTTTTTAGGTCATTCAGATACGGGTAAAACAACAGCATTAGTAAAGGCGGCGGTTGACGCACAAAAAAAAGGTATTTTACCTGTGTTTATAATTACCGAACAAAAATGGTCATTTGAACACGCTAAGTTAATGGGGTTTGAATGTGAAGAAGTTGTGGATGAAGAAACGGGTGAATTAGATTGGGACGGGTTCTTTATTTTTAATAATAATTTTAATTATATTGAGCAAATAACTGACTACATCAATGAATTATTGGATGCACAAAATAAGGGTGAATTAGAGTATGATTTACTTTTCTTATGGGATTCAGTAGGTTCGGTACCATGTAAGATGACTTTTGATGGTAAAGGAGGTAAACAACATAATGCGTCCACATTAGCGGATAAAATAGGTATGGGTATCAACCAAAGGATATCGGGTTCACGTAAGGCGGATTCTAAGTATGAAAATACTTTACTAATAGTTAATCAACCGTGGGTGGCTTTACCTGACTCACCATTTGGTCAACCCAAAATTAAGGCTAAAGGTGGAGAATCAATATGGTTAAACTCATCTTTGGTGTTTTTATTTGGTAATCAAAAAAATGCTGGTACAACAACTATATCTGCGGTTAAAAACAAAAGAAAAGTAAAGTTCGCTTCAAGAACAAAAATATCAGTAATGAAAAATCACATTAATGGATTAGGATATGCTGATGGGAAAATAATTGTAACCCCACACGGATTCTTAGCAGGTAAGGAAAGTAGTGAAGAAAAAAAATCAATTGAAAAATACAAAGGTGAACAATCTGAGTATTGGAAAGAAGTCATTGGTGTAGAAGGTGACTTTAAGTTAGAAGAAGAAAAACAGGAAGTGTAACAATTTAACGCATAAAAAGTGGTTAAAACATTATTAATTGACGGAAATAATTTATTTAAAATAGGTTTTCATGGGGTTAGAGATTTCTATCATGAGGGTAAACATATTGGAGGTATCTATCATTTTGTCAATACAATCAAAAAGTTTCTTAATGAACACAATCATGATAAAGTAATTGTGTTTTGGGATGGGGAGAATAACTCGTCCCAAAGAAAACTTATTTCACCAGACTATAAGGGTAATCGTAAGCAAACTTTAAATGAGGCTAAAAAAGAATCGTTTGAGTGGCAAGTGCAACAAGTTAAAGCTTATCTTGAAGAAATGTTTATCAGACAAGTTTCTGTTAAAAATACTGAAAGTGATGATTTAATTGCTTATTACTGTCAAATATCTGAAAACGAGTATAAGACTATATATTCTTCAGATAAAGACCTTACACAACTTATATCGGACAAAGTGGAGGTGTACCAACCTATGAAGAGAATAACCCTTAAAAATGGAGATTTAGTCCCTTTAAAGGATATATCTATCCCTCACCAAAACATATCAACATTTAAGATTATATCGGGAGATAAATCCGATAATATTGACGGTATCCGTTATATGGGAGAAAAAACATTTGTTAAGTTATTTCCCGAAATAGTTGATAGTGTCGTAACTATTGATGATATTTTAAAACGTGCAGAGGAGCTACATAAAAATGATAAAGACAATCGAGCATTACAAAATTTACTCTCAGGTAAAACTAAAAGAGGAATTTATGGTGAAGAATTTTTTATAATAAATAAAAAACTCGTAGATTTGTCTCAACCATTATTAACTGAAGACTCAAAAGAAATAATTAAACAGTACCATACAGAAAATTTAGACCCTGATGGTAGAGGTTATAAAAACTTAATGAGAATGATGATGAAAGATGGAATTTTTAAGTATCTACCAAAACATGACAACGCGTGGGTTGAATTTTTAACCCCTTTTATGAAATTAACAAGAAAAGAAAAAAGAAGATTTAAAACTAAAAAACGTTTAATATGAAAGAAAAAACAGAAACAACCAAATTAGAGTTCTTAATGACTCTAAACAACAACTTTGTTGTACAGAGGTACTTTAATGTTCGTGGGTACAATCCTAAGGCGAGAGGGAGTGTTGAACTTTATGAGGTAATTAGAAATGCTGCGGAAGTCATCCAAGAAGATTTGAAAACCAAATCATCTAACTACCTTTCAGAAAATATGGGTCAAATTATGGTTAATCCTGAAATTTTAGAAACATCAAATACTGAAGGAGATGAGTATTTTAACATCTATCTTAAGATAGGGGATGAGACAATTTGTCATAGAATTTGGGATGCTAAATTATACCCACCTAAGACTAGATACACTGTGGATGTACGCCCACACCTAAAAAAGTTACTTCGCGAGTTAACTGACACTTTCTCAAGTGAAAATTTAACTTACAAGTACATGGAGCATTCACTAATTTACCCATATTTATAATTTACAAACACAGATTAAAACTCAAAAAAATATGTCAAAAGAAAAGAATTTTGGTTACCTCGGTAATACATTTCAACTACAAATACTTAACAATATTATCCTTCATAAGGATTTTGCAAGTTCTATTGTAGATGTGTTGGAACCTAAGTACTTTGACAATCAATATTTTAAGTTAATCATGCAGATGACCAAGGAGTATTACCACAAGTATGAACACGCTCCTTCGTTCTCAACACTTGAACAAATTACAAAATCAGAAGTTACGTCACCTATGGCCCAAAAAATGGTCTTAGATATGATTACTCAAGTAGTAGATGCTCCTGATGATGGATACCAATACGTTCAAGAAAAGGCGTTAAAGTTCTGTAAACAACAAGAATTACAGAAGGTTATGTCTAAAGCACAAAAGATTATCGACAAAGGTGATTTTGAATCTTATGACCATTTAGAGGAAATGGTAAGAGAAGCTTTACAAGTTGGAGAAGTTGATACGGGAACTGCAGATGTTTTTTTTAATTTAGATGAGGTTTTGGATGATGATTTTAGACATCCGATTCCGATTGGAATAACAGGTATAGATAATCTACTAAAAGGTGGGTTAGCAAAGGGTGAAATTGGAGTTATTTTAGCTCCGACAGGTGTGGGTAAAACCACAGTACTTAGTAAAATAGCTAATAACGCATTTAACTTAGGTTATAATGTTTTACAAATATTTTTCGAAGACAACCCTAAGATTATACAAAGAAAACATTTCACTATGTGGACAAAAATTGCACCTGATAATTTGTCACTACAAAGGGAAGAAGTTTTAGAAAAAGTTAGACAAATTAAAGAAAATGCATCTAATCGATTAGTTCTAAAGAAGTTACCATCCGATACGTTAACGATGAATCAAATAAAAAATCAGATACGTAAAATGATAGCGGAAGGTACTAAAATAGATTTAGTTGTAGTTGATTATATTGATTGTATCGTTCCCGATAAAAATTTAGGGGACGAATGGAAAAGTGAAGGTTCGGTTATGAGAGGGTTTGAATCTATGTGTCATGAATTAGATATAGCGGGATGGACAGCCACTCAGGGTAACCGTTCTTCAATATCTTCTGAAGTAGTTACTACGGACCAAATGGGTGGTTCAATTAAGAAAGCCCAAGTAGGTCACGTTATTATTTCTGTTGCTAAATCCCTACAACAGAAAGAAATGAATTTAGCAACAATTGCTATTACTAAATCAAGAATTGGTAAAGATGGAATTGTATTTGAAAATTGTAAATTCGATAACGAAATGATAGAAATTGATACGGATAGTAGTGTAACATTCTTAGGAATGGAAGAGCAAAAAGAAGAAAAGAACAAAGTACGTATTCAAGAACTTCTACAAAAAAGAAAACAAAGGGAAAATAAATTATAAATTTTTTTAAAAACAATAGTAAATGGACAATCTAATAGATAGTGTCTCAAAAGACATTCGTTACGTAATAAAGAGAAGTGGAGATAAAGTAGTTTTTAAATCTGAAAAGATTGAAATGGCTATTTTAAATGCCATGAAAAGTATTGATAAAGTTGATGAGGGTATGGCTGAAAAAATTGCTAGACTCACAACAAAAGGACTTTTCAGAGGTAATAAAGAAAGAATTCCTAACGTAGATGAAATTCATGATATGGTTGAAAATAAGTTAATGGATAACGGTTTAAATGACGTTGCCAAAGAATACATTATTTATCGTTCTAAGAACCAACCTAACATCTTTTCAAAAAGAATTAATCTTAAACCTTACGAATACCCTAATTTAAATGAGTATGTCGATGCAATTAGACACTCATACTGGGTGCACACTGAATTTAATTATACGTCAGATATCCAAGATTACAAAGTACATTTAAATGAAAAAGAAAAATCAGCAGTTGAAAGAGCGATGTTAGCAATTTCACAAATTGAAGTTGCAGTTAAATCATTTTGGGGTGACATTTATAAGAGGATGCCAAAACCTGAAATTGGTAATGTCGGTGCAACATTTGCGGAATCGGAAGTAAGACACGCAGACGCATATTCACACTTAATACAACTATTAGGTCTTAATAATGAATTTGAAAATTTATTAGAAGTACCACAAGTGAGAAGGAGAATTAAATATTTAGAGAAAGCGATTTCAAATTCAAAATCAGTTGACGATAAAGAGTATTTTGAGTCTATAGTTTTATTCTCGATGTTTGTTGAAAACGTTTCGTTATTCTCACAATTTTTAGTTATTATGTCATTTAATAAACATAAAAACAAATTAAAGGGTATTAGTAACGCGGTTGAGGCTACATCTAAAGAAGAAAATATTCATGCTGAATTTGGGTTTGAGTTAGTTAATTTAATTAAAAAAGAAAACCCTGAATGGTGGACACCTCAGTTAGTTGAAGATTTAATTATTGCGACTAAAGAGGCTTACGAGGCTGAGACTGAAGTAGTTAATTGGATTTTTGAAAAAGGTGATTTAGATTTCTTAACTAAAAAACAAACAATGGAGTTCATTAAATATAGATTTAATGTATCTTTGAATTCTATAGGTGTTGACAGTATATTCGAAACTAATGATACATTATTAGAAACTACAGAGTGGTTTGATGATGAGATTTTAACGACCAAACATACTGATTTTTTCAATAAAAGAAGTATTAACTATAGTAAGAAACAAAAATCAATAACGTCAAACGACTTATTTTAAAAAGAAACAAAACAATAATAAAACAATAATATGAAAAATAGAAAACCTTTTAATTGGATTAATGAAGAATCAATAACGTTTCTTCGTAGGGGTTATTTAAGTGAAGGTGAAGAACCTTTAGATAGAATAAAAACAATCGCACAACACGCAGAAAAACTTTTAGGTAAAGAAGGGTTTGCTGAAAAATTTTACGACTATATGAGTAAAGGATGGTATTCGTTATCATCACCTGTATGGGCAAATTTTGGTAAAGTTAGAGGTTTACCGGTAAGTTGTTTTGGTTCTAATGTTAGTGATAACATAGAATCAATATTATTTACTCAAGCTGAAGTTGGAGAAATGAGTAAAATGGGTGGTGGTACCTCAGGGTATTTCGGTAACATTAGAGGTCGTGGGGCTAAGATAACTGACAATGGACATGCTCCTGGTGCGGTTCACTTCATGAACTTATTTCAGAGTGTTGTTGATAACATTTCACAAGGGGCAACAAGAAGAGGTCGTTTCTCACCTTACTTACCCGTTGAACATCCAGACATTATGGAGTTCTTAGAGATTGGTACAGAAGGGGCTTCAATTCAAGATTTAACACACGCAGTTACAGTGACTGATAAATTTATGGAAGAAATGATTGCGGGTGACGATGAGAAAAGAAAAATATGGGCAAAAGTAATCCAACGAAGAGGTGAAATTGGTTACCCATATATTATGTTTCATGACACGATGAATAATAATGCACCTAAAGTTTATCAAGATAAAGGGGCTAAAATTTATAACTCTAATCTTTGTTCTGAGATAGCTCTACATAACTCGGATGATGAGTCATTCGTTTGTGTGTTATCTTCAATGAATGTGTTACATTACGATGAGTGGAAAGACACCGATGCGGTTGAAACTATGGTTTATTTCTTAGATGCGGTAGTAACTGAGTATTGTAATAAATTAGAAGAATTAAGAGACAATGGTACTAGAGAAGGTAAGATGGCGTTTCTTTATATGGAAAAGGCTTATAACTTCGCTAAAAGACAAAGAGCACTTGGTTTAGGTGTTTTAGGTTGGCACTCACTATTACAATCAAAAGGGTTAGCTTTTGATACAAGAGAAACCGCTAAACTTAATGTTGAGGTATTTAAAACTATTAAAGATAAATCATATAGAGCATCAGAGGAGTTAGCTGAAATATTTGGGGAACCTGAATATCTAAAAGGTTATGGTAGACGAAACGTAACACTTAATGCGGTCGCTCCGACTACCTCATCAGCATTTATTCTTGGTCAGGTATCACAATCTATTGAACCAATTTGGTCTAATTGTTATGTTAAGGATGTGGCTAAGATGAAGGTAACTATAAAAAATCCAGTGCTAAAAGAATTATTAGACTCTATGGGTCGAGATAATAAAGAGACTTGGGATAGTATAAAAAAGGGTGATGGTTCAGTACAACACTTAGATTTTCTAAGTGACGAACAAAAGGATGTCTTTAGAACTTTCGCGGAAATTAATCAATCATCAATTATTAATCAGGCAGCAATTAGACAAGATTTTATTGACCAATCACAGTCTTTAAACTTAATGGTATCACCTGAGATGCCGACTAAGGATGTTAATAAATTACTTATTGACTCATGGAAGTTGGGGGTTAAGACCTTATATTACCAACATTCTATGAATTCGGCACAAGCATTTGCAAGAAAAAAGTTAAATCTAAATGATTTACAATGTGTTGCATGTGAAGGTTAAGGAATAAAATAATAGTGTTTTATGTGAAAAGGTTGGATTCGTCTAACCTTTTTTCTTTTATATTTAGATAAAATAATCTGTGTTTATATTTATGGAATATGGCGAACGGTAAAACATACGGAGTATTCTTTCCATTCAGGGATAGTTTACAAGGGGACTACCTTAGATTGACTCAATCAACTGATGAGGAGATTAGGGCGGATTTACTACATTTAATATTAACTCGGAAAGGAAGTAGGTATTATTTACCTGATTTTGGAACTCGTATTTATGAGTTTATTTTTGAACCAATGGACGGTCCAACATTCGATGCAATAAAGGCCGATGTCCGACAAGCCGTAGATAAGTACATACCTAATTTACAAATAAATGATATTACAATAGAACCTTATGTAGAGGCGGAACCTTTACCTGGTGAAATAAACTATGATGAGTTAGGTGGTCAAATCTTTAGAGTGGCTAGTGATAGTGCGGTTGAGTACACCGCAAAGTTAAGAATTGACTATACAATTGTTAGTGGTACATTTTCATCAAAAGATTTCGTGATTATAAATATTTAATAGTATATGGCTAACCGTAAAATTTCATACACAGATAGAGACTTTCAATCCTTAAGACAGGAATTGATAAATTACACTCAACAATATTACCCTGATTTAATAGGTAATTTCAATGACGCATCCATTTATTCTGTATTTATGGATTTAAATGCCGCTATTGGTGATAACTTACATTACCATATGGACCGTAGTATACAAGAGACAGTACTTCAATATGCTCAACAGAAGTCATCAATATATAATATCGCAAGAACGTATGGGTTAAAAATACCCGGTAATAGACCTTCCATCGCTTTAGTTGATGTATCTATTACGGTACCAGCTTTAGGTGACCAAGAAGATGAGAGATATTTGGGTACTATGAGAGCGGGTTCTCAGTTTATTGGTGGAGGTCAAGTATTTGAAAACCCTAATGACATTGAGTTTAGTTCACAATATAATAGTGAAGGTTACCCGAATCGTACTAAGACGCCAAATTTTGATGCTAATAATCGTTTAATAAATTATACTATGACCAAAAGAGAGGTTGTGGTTAATGGTTTAACTAAAACTTTTAAAAAGGTTATTAATAATAACGATGTTCGACCATTTTTTGAATTCTTTTTACCTGAAAAGAATGTTATTAGTATAACTTCTATAATACAAAAAGATGGTGTTAACTATCAGTCTCCACCTACATATGATGAATTTATAAGTTCAACTAATAAATGGTATGAAGTCGATGCGTTGGCTGAGTCTAAAATATTTGTTGAGGACCCTACTAAACCAGCTGACCAACCAGGTATTAAAGTTGGTAAGTATATTGAGACTGAAACACGATTTGTTTCTGAATATACACCTGAAGGGTATTGTAAGATAAATTTCGGTGGTGGTACTACAACACCTGAAGAACAGTTACAAGAATTCACAAGAACGGGGGTTCCGTTAAGAATACAAGATTATCAAAATAATATTGGTTTAGGTGTTACTGTTAGGGCTAACACGACATTATTTGTACAATATAGAGTTGGTGGTGGTAAGGCGTCTAATATTGGTGTTGATACGCTAACTCAATTTGGTACAACATTTTTTGATGTAAATGGACCATCAAGTACAATTAGTCAAAATGTAATTGAAAGTTTAAGAACTAATAATGTTACGGCAGCAATTGGTGGTGGTAATTTACCGACTGCTGAGGAAGTTAGAAATATGGTATCTTTTAATTTTGCCGCACAAAAAAGAGCAGTCACAGTTAATGATTATAATTCATTAGTTAGAACTATGCCGAGTAGATATGGTGCACCAGCTAAGGCTGCGATTACTGAAGAAGATAATAAAATAAAAATTGAAATTCTTTCGTATGATACTCAAGGTAAATTAACTGAATCAGTATCTAATACATTAAAACAAAATATCGCCAATTACTTATCACATTATAGGATGATAAATGATTATATCTCCATATCAAGTGCGAACGTAGTAGATTTAGAATTTGACTTATCAGTTGTTATGGACTCAACTCAAAATCAGGGACAAATTATCACAAATATTATTAATTCTGTAGATAGTTATTTTTCACCTCAAAGACAACAATTAGGTAGTAATGTTAATGTTTCAGATGTTAGAAGAATCGTTCAGGACATCCCTGGTGTTATTTCTTTATCTGACCTAAAAGTTTTCGGAAAAGTTGGGGGTAGGTACTCTAATTCACAGACATCACAAAGATATTCTGATAGTCAAACAAAAGAAATAAAGTTAATTGATGATACAATTTTTGCTCAACCAAATCAGGTGTATCAAATTCGTTTTCCCGATAACGATATCAAAGTAAGAGCTAAGTCACTTAAAAATGTCGACTTCTCTTAAATCTATCCATATACTTTTGACAAAATCAAATTAAAATTAGGATGAATAACTATTTATCTTAAAAACTAATTATGCCGAAATCAATTAGAATAAGAACAGAACCTGGTGTTGATAGAAATATTAATGTTAAAATTGACCAAGATTTTGATTCGTTAGAAATTCTGTCTTTAAAATTAAGACAAGAAGATTTATACACACAGTTTTGCGCCGACTATGGGGTCGTTGTGGGTCGTGTTATCGCCAATGGGGGGTTAGGTATACCTAACGCCCATATTTCTATTTTTATACCTTTAGATAGTGTGGATGAGGAAGACCCGATAATATCTACACTTTATCCATATAAAACGCCAACCACTAAAAATGAGGATGGATATCGTTATAATCTTTTACCTTATGAAGATGAGTACTACGGACATAATGCTACGGGTACGTTCCCTTCAGTTGATGATGTATTAACACGTAAAGAAGTTTTACAGGTTTATGAAAAGTATTATAAGTATTCTGTAAGAACCAATGCCTCAGGGGATTTTATGATTGTAGGGGTACCGTTAGGAAGTCAAAAAATTGTTATGGATTTAGACCTATCTAATATGGGTGAGTTTTCATTAAGACCTTCCGATTTAATTAGAATGGGTAGAGGGGTTAAATCTCAATTTAATGGACAACTATTCAAAGATTCTGAAAATATTGATTCACTACCGCAGATAGTACACGAAATAAAAGATATCGATGTTAGTTCATTTTGGGGGCAAGATGAGATGTGTGACGTTGGGATAACTAGAGTCGATTTTGATTTATCTAACCAAGGTATTGAAATACTCCCACATTCTGTTTTTATGGGTTCCATTACATCATCGAATGATGATGAATATATTAAAGCCACTTGTAGACCTAAAAAAGATACGGGTAATCTATGTGACATGGTTGCAGGTCCTGGAGAGATTTTAGCCATAAGACATACAATCGAAGAGGATGTAAATGGTGACCCTGTACTTGAACAATATCAATTAGAGGATGGTGGTAATGTTATAGATGATAATGGTGCTTGGTTAATTGACCTACCGATGAACTTAGACTATATAACCACTAATGAGTTTGGGGAAAGAGTAATTTCGGCTGACCCAAAAATTGGGGTACCAACTAAATCTAAATACAGGTTTAAAGTTAAATGGCAAAATGAGGCGGGATTACAAACTCAAATAATGAGAGCCAATTATTTAATTCCAAACATAAAAGAACATTGGACAGGTGGTACTAGTCCAAGTAGTTCCTATGGAAATACATTCGTAAATAGAAATAAATCATACTCATTTTCATTAGATTGGGAAGATTACTATGATAAAGAGGCGGCAATAAAATGTGAAGATACATTTTATCAGTTTGGGTTTAATAAAGTATATACAACGGCAGCTCATATTGACCGTTGGAAATATGGTATTAATAGAGCATCACATTACGGTATAAAAGAAATTTTAGATAAGTCATGTGCGAGTGAGAATAATAGGTTTCCCACAAATGATGGTCAGAGAAATTTTGATTTAATATACTTCTTATTT